GGTGAGGAGTATTCCCTGCTCTGAAGGTACTAGAACACATCACTCCTGGCGAGGATTGCTCGCACCTTCTCGCGGTACGCCTCATCCACGTCGTACAGCTTCTGTCCCTTGTCGTTCCGCTTGGTCATCGCATCCAGCACCTGCTGCTTGGACTCAAACTTCAGACCCTCACCGGGTGCCTTGCCACTGATCAGCTTCGGCTCTGACGGCTGCTTGCCACCGGACTGCATCGCCTGCATGGCCTTGAGTGCCCAGCGAATCGCGTCCTTGTTGCCGCTGTTCACCACGGTGTTGTAGTCCACCAGCTGCTGGGCCTCAAGGTTGTCCACCGCCCAGGCGCTCAGCTTCTGGAACCCCTCATCACCGCCGACCATCGCCTTGATCTGAGCGGTGTCATCAGCCGTCAGCTCAGCCGTAGGAGCCGATGCCTCGGGTTTGGCGAGGTACTGCTCAACCACCGGCCGCGGGATGCCAGCCGCTTCCAGCTTGTCCACATAGCTGGTCAGGTCAGCGCCCTGTTCCCACTGCTGAGCGATCTCATAGGGGTTGACCTCAGCAGCCTCGAAGACATCCGACAGGAACTCGCCGTAATCGTTGACGGACTGCTCTCGCGTGTAAGGCTGAGCAGGAGGGGAGACTTCTTCTGTTGGGTCAGCATCGCGGGGCTGGCCCAGCTTCTTCTCCAGCTCCTGGTACGCCCTGGCCAAGTCATCGGCTGACTTGAACTTGCCCAGCAGCAGGTCCGACTCGCCTTGTTCCTGCTGCTGCTCAGCCTCCTGCTCGGCAATGAACTCCTCAAGCAGCCCCTCCTGACCAGGGGCCACCATCGACGGTGCTTCAGCTTCAGGGCTGGACAGGGTGATCTGTGAATCGGTCATGCAGGAACGTCCTCAGTGGGTTGTTGTTGGGCCATCGCCATCTCCTGTTGAGTGGCGGCAGCCATGGCTTGCTTCTGTGGATCAGCCATTGGGCTGGCCATGGCCTGCTGAGCCATCGCCATCTGCTGCTGCTGCTGCTGTTCAGCAGCCAGCTCGTCCTCGGACTTGACCAGACCAAGGACATCCATGCCCATCGAGCTGGCCAATCGCTTGATCAGCTCGGATGGGTTCACGTAGGTGGCGATGCCTTCAGGCCCCAGCGTCTGCTGCAGGATCTGCATGAACCGGGCGGTCTTCTCCAGGTCATTGCCGCGGCCGACTGCTGCCAGGCCAACGCTCACCACCGGCTTCACCAGACCCTCAGGCATGGCCTTCATGCCGCCTGAACGCACGAACAGCTCGAGCTTCCGGCTGACATAGGGAGACATCAACTCAACCGTGAGGATCGAGTAGATCGAACCCAGGCTGTTCTCCAGCTGCAGGGCCTGAAGCCTCACCTCCTCAGCGGTGACTCGTTCAGCGTCCCGCATGTCGGCCAACATGAAGGCCTGGGATAGACGTGTCTCCACACGCTGCAGGCCCATCATGGCCACCTGCAGATCGCCGCTCTTCTGGGTCTGAACGGTGAACACATCATCCGGGTTGCCGGGTAGGAACGCGCCGTTCGGTGCTTCGGCCAGCTGCTTGGCGTTGGTGACACCAGCTGGCTTGACCAGGTGCTTCACCTGGGCGGATACCAGCGCACCCTCAGCGATGGCCTGGTTCAGTGCTTCAGCAGTGTTCAGATCAGCGATGCAGGCTGACTCCACATAGCCAGGGCCATAGCTGCTGCCGTCCTGGCGGATCATGCGCAGGGGCAGCCATGGCGAAGCAGAGGCATTGGCCTTGCCCCTGGTGCCCTCCACCTCCTTGCCCTTCACCTCCTGGTGCCAGGTGACCTTGCCGTCCTCCCAGCGGATGTGGGTGTAGATCCGGATCGACTTGGTGGTTGCCTTGGGGGCAGGGTCAGCATCGAGGATCCCGTAGAACTCAGGGTCCTCTTCCTCCAGGTGATCGTGGATGCGCTTCGGCAGGGCATCCTCAGCGATCTCCTCGCACACCACTGCCTCGATCGGGTTGCCCATCGGGTCCCGCAGCAGCGTGTAGCGGTTCAGGTGGAAGCACTGCAGACCGTCCTCGGACACGTACAGCAGGCAGTTGCCAGCAACGATTAGGTGCACCAGCGCCTCATGCACGGCCACCCGGTCATTGCTGGTCTCGATACTGCGCAGCACTGAGCGCTCAAGACGGGCCAGGCCCACCTCCATCTCAGTCTTGGCCTTGGCGATCTGGCTCTCGCTGGCACCGCCTTCAGCCATGGCGGCCTCCTGCTTCTGCATCTCCACGTCGTTGAACGTGAAGCGGAAGAAGCTCTCAGTCGGTGGCAGCAGGGCCATCAGCAACCGACTGGCCAGGTTGTGAACACCACGGGCACCGATGCCATTCCACGGCAGGGTGAACACCTCGTTGTTGTTCGAGGTTGGCTCGTTGGTGTGCGGGATGAGGTACGGCACGGTCAGCCGAGCAGCACTCCGCGCACGGCTCAGGTAGTAGTCCCGATCGGACTGAAGGGCGCGGTAACGCTGCTCAGCTGTCGCCATGATCAGATCCCGATGTTGAGGCCAGTGCCAGACAGATCAGCCATCAGCGGGCTGATGGACAGGTCAGTGTCCGTTGGCTTCTTGCGTGGCGTGATGGCTGATGTGGTCTGAGCTCCTGTCGCTGGTGCCACAGAGGACGTGGTGACGGCATAGGGAGCGACGGATGCGATGCCACCGTTCTGATTGGCCTGGTTGGTCTGATTCATGGATGCCATCAGCTCGTTGATCTGGCCCATGTAGAGCTGTGCCTGCTCAGCGTTCGCGGCGATCTGAGCATTGATCGAGTCAATCAGCTCCTGGTTGCTGTTATTGACCGATTCCTCCCACGCACCGACCGGTCCCTTTGGGGCATCGGCAGGCGCTGCCGCTGCTGGGGCAGGAGCCTTCTGGCCCGCTGCGGTCAGACCTTTCGGCAGGACGATCGGGTTGTAGACGGTGGTGCCGGGGGTATGCCAAGAACCAGAGCTGGGGCTGCTGCCGCTCTGCCCTGGTGTGGTGGTGGTGCTGTAGCCGGCGTACACCGTCTTCGGCTGCATCCGCAGACCCTGTAGCGCCTCCAAGGAAGCAATCGCCCTGGTGGTGGCGCCGTTGACCCCCATGCCGATTGGCACGTTGCCAAAGTTGGTGACGCTCTGACCGTTGGGTCCGAGGTTGCCCCTGTTGTAGTTGTTGACCAGGGATGAGCCCAAGGTGGCGCCCTGAGCGAGAGCCTTGGCCATCACCTGGGCGACAGACTTGCCCGTCTGGTTGGCGATCTTCAGCGCCTCGTTCTTGGAGACATTGGAGCCAGCGGACTGCACTGCGGCCTTGAAGCTGCCGCCACTGCTTTTGGCTGGTGCTGCTGCCGCTGCCTTGGCTGGTGCTGCTGCCGCTGCCTTGGCTGGTGCTGCTGCCTTGCCGCCGCCGTTGTTCTTGGCCATAGGAACCTCAGGTGCTGGTGTTCAGGTCAATCCGCAGGCTCCTGCGGTTGCGATCCGATTCAGTCTCCACGCCTCTCGCCTTGCCCACCACCACCTTGTCCGCGCTCTTCTCTGGCGGTGGCGGCCCCACCAGCGCTGCCATCTGCAAAGCGTTCTGACCAACCATCGCCTGACTGTTGGCCGCGGCTTCCTGTAGACCCTTCGCCTGCTGCAGCACGCCGGCCAGCATGTCGTTGGAACCATGCAGCTGTTGCTGAGCAGCGAGCAGAGGCGTGTCATCGGCATTGACGCCCTTGCTCATCAGCTCATTGCCGACCACCCGGTCAATGGCCTTGACGATCTTGTTCAGCTGCTTGTTGGCGCGCTTGCGTTCCTTCGTGTGCTTGTTGATCTTGGCGCCTTGAACGCTGCCACCACCTCCCATACACATCAGTCCACCTCCAACACGAAGGCACCTTCCTGCTGTTCCTCCAACTTGGAAGCCAGGTATCTGACGACAGACACCTGACCAGCACGGAACCACACCTCCTTTTCTGACCAGTCGAGATCAGCAGCTCGCTCAGGGAACTGAGCTGCCAATGCAGCGACCAGCTGGTCAGTCAGGCGCGGGAATGGAACCACCACACAGGTGCATCACACCCTCAGGCTACCGGTGGCCTCCACAGGATCGGAATACCCTTGCCGTGGTCGTACTCTCCCGGCCGCAGGATGCGAGCACAGCGGGCCTGGGTGACGGCATAGCGCTCATCAAAGCCTGCCTTCTCATAGGCACGCCGCACCGCAAACCACATGTCTGACTCGTCATCGCAGTCCGCCAACAGCTTCCGTGCTGTAACCGGTCCGTACTTCGGACAGCCGGGGTAGTTGTCTGCAGCATCGCCAGTCAGGGCCTGGCTGTAAAAGGCCATGTCCGCATCACGCTGACTCACTTCCAGCAGGCCCTCCTCCCGCAGGTGGAGACCCGGCAGGGTGAGCATGTCCTTGTCCTGGCTGACGATCACATCACCCTCCTCGTAGAGGATGCCGAGCACGTCGTCACCCTCCACCTCAGGCAGCGTTGCGATCGACCAGCCGCGGCCAGGGGCCACAGTCTTCACCCACTCGATCAGCCGGGGATAGCCCGCTGGCTTGCGGTACTTCTTCCTGGTGGCCTTGTACGCCGGCCACAGTGAGTGCCTGAAGCTCGGGCCCTCACTGAAGACCAGCACCGCATCGAAGTTGGGCAGCTGCTCCATGAACTCAGCCACCTGTTCCTGGAAACTGGCCTGCGCCTCACCGTGACGGCAGAAGTAGGTCCAGTCGTTCGGCGCCCACTCGGCTTCGAACTCAGCTCCTGCCGCGCAGCGGTACAGGAACAGCTCAGCATCAATCAGCGCTTTCATTGATCTGGCAGTCGCGGAGTAGACGGTCGGCCACCTCATTGATGGCAAGGTGGCAGATCTTGGCTTGGCCAGGATCCGGCGCCCATGTGCGGATGACTTGGCTGATCTCACGCACCACCGCCTTCATCCGGCGGGGGTCATCAATGCCGTACTCACCCAGTGCCCAGTACAGCTGGGTCAGATCGTCGAGCAGGGTCATTTGATGATGATGGCGTTGGAATCAGGCCAGCGGTTCTTGGCGTACAGCTTGGCCTTGGCAGCAGTGGCAGCACGGATGCTGACCTTCATGGGCCTGGCGCCAGCAGTGGTGACCAGCAGGTTGAAGAGCTTGGTGCGTTCCTTCGGCAGCGGCCGGCTGATGCCATCACCCAGTGCCGGTTCAGTGCCTTCCAGGCTGGGCGGGATGGAGTAGGAGGGATGGCCGCGCATCACTCGTTCTCCGCTTCCAGGACGTGACGCAGTGCACGGATGTAGCCATCGTTGTAAGCCTCGCCGTACTTGTAGCCCGACTTGACCGATTCGTTGTAGCGCTCCATCCCAAGCAGGATCAGGCGGTTGATCGTGCCGACGCTGACATCCAGCTGGCGCTCTTCACTGGGGTTTAATGTTTCTGTGGTCATAGACCCTCGTTGTTTTCTGTGTGCTGCCGGCGCTCCAGAGAACACTGCAGCTGTTCGGGTACACGGTTGCCACTACTCCCTTCTTCCACCCATCAGCCGTGTAGAACCTGACAGGTTGACCCTTGCGGAACTGCGACCAGCTCAAAGGCGGATCCGGTGACCTGACTTCTTGAACGCATCCATGTCCCTGAAATTCATGTCCAGGAACTTCGGATGAGATTCCAGGAATTCCTTGCTGGGTAGCGTCGGGTCCTGGGCGCTCTTGTTGAACTGGTTGATCGACCACAGGCCAGTGGCCAGCCCGCGCTCGAGGATCTCCCGCAGCTCAAGGTTGCTGATCAGCCGTTGCATCTGATCTCCTCCTCCGCCAGGAAGTTGAGGTAGTCAGCCCACTTCTCTGGCGTCAGACCAGGACCCTCGTCATGCGCAGGTGGCAGGACAGGGTGGCCATCGCTGGTGAACGGCAGATAGGCAGCACAGTTGTGCGGATCAGGGCTGGCCGTGATCGAC